TTATCAATTCTAAATGTAGCTGATGCACTTGTGTCTGTAACTTGTGTTGCTAAATTTACTGCAGCACTTGATGAGCCATTATGAACTTGTATTTGTTTAACTAAACAACGACCATTAGTTGGTGCAGTTAACACACTTGTTGTGCCAGTTGTTGTTAGTGAAAACCCTTGATTTTTATATTGTATCGTCATCAGCTCATAAAAAAGTTAAAGGCATCTTGTTCGTTTTTTAAATCATTTTGATAAGCAAAGTTTAATTGATTTACTAATGTTTCAATACCATAAGTTATTTGTCTTTGGTTTTGCACTACATAATCTTCATTTAGTTCAGGAATAAGTATATTTATTTTAGCCAACTTTTCTCGCTCTCTTCAAAGCCTCTTTTGCTTTTTTTGCAATACTCACAACTTGTGTTTTGCCCATAACTTTTGCCCGTTGTTCCATAACAGTTAGTATTTGTATCTTTCGTGCATAAGGTTTATTTATTTTTTTTACCTTAGCTACAGTTTTTCTAGCATCGGTTGGTGTGGCAAATTTTATACTGACAGTATCTTTAGGATTTTCATCGGTATAAAGTCTTCGATCACTTCCTTTGGGTTTTTTTCCTGTGCCTACTTTTGGATCTCTTTTAACCATTATCTTCTTCCATCAGGTTGAACATCAGCTCTGAATGCTCCAAAACGCCAAGACTCATCAGTTGATGTATTTTCTATTTTAAGAGATGCTAACCTACCTCTTGCTCTTGTGTCAACCTTTTTTGTACTTGAACTCACAGTAAAAGGTCCTAATGGTGAGGACGCTTCTGTTTCTGATGGAAAATCTTTAAGATTAATAGTAATTTGAGCATTACCATCAAGCTTTCCAAAGTCAGGTATAAATCTTCTTATTTTAACAAAAAACTCACCAGCACTACCTTCTATCGGCATTTCAAAATCACCCGATTCTATAAACGCATTGATTGCTGTTTTATTACCTAATACATCTAATTGATTACTGCCTGTTTCATGTTTGTATAATGTAGCGGCACCAAACTCATTCGTAATACCATTAATAGATACAGAGGGTAAACCCGTAGAATTATACTCTGTTGCATATGGGTTATCTAATACATACTTATCACTGTATGCTGTTCGTGCTAAAGAGCTTGTTGTCCATAATCCTTCTCTATAATTTAATGTCACACATCGATCAATTTGTGTTGAGCCATCTTTACAGTAAAACCAATTTATTTCTGTAAACAAAGTATTATATCCTGCAAAGACTTGTTCACTCTGACCAAAATTAAATCCTAAGTCATCTGAGGTTTGCGTTGTAAACACAAAATCCTCAACAGAACAGGTAAGTTTTTTTACTGAACCACCATCGTAAGCATAGAAACCACCAGACTTACCCATCCAATACATAATACCATCCACATGCACTAATGAGTGCTGTGACATGGCTCCACAGTTTGAACCCACTTGTCTTATTGAGAATGTAAATGGAGGACCAACAAACTGCATAATATAAGCAGAGGTGTCCGTTACAATAAATATATAATCTTTACCTCGTGCTGCACTAACTATTTTTGACCCACTGTCTAATTGAAATGTCCCTGCTGTATTAGTTGAAACAGGTGCATAATCTGTTCTATCTTCTTGATCTGAAAAACGTATAAACATTTTGTCTTGTGTATTAATAGAACCAATGGTTGTTTCTGTACCTAAATGAATGAGGTGTCTATCTGTATCTGAAACAATTGTCATTACACTAGCTGTTGGATTTGTGGTAACAGCAGTCGCTCTAGTTGTAACACCATCAGTTGGATTCCATTCAAACGTGCCACCATTTTTAATTGTTGCTATAAGTATTGTGCCATAATTATCTAATGACCAATTACCCGGTTCTAAAGTCGTTGTAGAAGCAGAGGTTGCTGAACCCCAAGCAGTAGAGCCATTCCAAGTTCCAGTGCCCCAACCAAAACCAAGTGTCTGTGTAGCAGAGCCAACAGGAAAATAGGATTGCACTGTGCCTGACCCTGCTGCTGTCATACCCGAGCCAGATTCACTTGAAGGCATCGTTATTGTAAAACTATTTGAAGCTGCTGTAATAATCTGAAAAGGATTGTCTGTAAAGTTAGCGGCAGTAAATCCTGTACCACTTCCAGGCATGGTAACTGATGAAAAAACAACAAACTCACCTGCTGTTAAATTATGAGAAGTTTTATTAACTGTTACTGTTGCAGAGCCATTTGTAGAGGTGAAAGTTAGTCCTGTTATTGCAGTTTCAAGTGGACTAATGTCATAAATACCACCACCATAAAATAAAAACAAACCTTTGCTTGTTCCTATAGCTATGTATTCTGTGCCATCTCTATCAGTCCAAATGTGTGAGGCTCTTGCCACCCCAGGTAAAGTAGTTGCTACAGCTTGTTGCCACCCACCAATTTTTTCAGGCTCCCCATAACGAAAACGAACAAAGTCACCATCTGTCCATTGGTTTGCTGCTTCACTTTGTGTTATTTGTTTATTAAAACCACCTTTGAAA